AGGCGAAGTATTGCAGGAACTGTGCTTGGCGCGGGAACGCATGATGCTAGAAACTAAAACGGGAATAAAACGGGAATAAAACGGGAATAAAATGGTAAGGAAAACGGGAATAAAATGGTAAGGAAAACGAAAATGATCCGAAGCAGGAAACAAAAATGGTCTGGGTCTAGGTCTTGGTCTGGGTCTGGGTCTAGGTCTGGGTCTGGGTCTGGGTCTGGGTCTTGGTCTTGGTCTGGGTCTGGGTCTGGGTCTAGGTCTAGGTCTGGGTCTGGGTCTTGGTCTTGGTCTGGGTCTGGGTCTGGGTCTAGGTCTAGGTCTTATTAAAAACTAGGAGAATAGTAAATGAAAAAGATAATCGAACAAGTTGAGGGCGAAGGTTTTGAAGCACTGCTAGGCATCTACACGGGCAAGTTGGTCGGTGTAAATGACACCTGTGTCCTTTTGGATGGGCCGAAAATCGTATATGAAACGGGAGGTTTTGATGTTCCCACGTGGAAAGATGCACAAGCGTTGCCTAATCAATTGTATGTCCAGACCGGGTGCATAGAGTCATTTGGGATACTAAAATGATCCGAAGCAGGAAACAAAAATGGTCTAGGTCTAGGTCTAGGTCTGGGTCTAGGTCTGGGTCTGGGTCTGGGTCTTGGTCTGGGTCTGGGTCTGGGTCTTGGTCTTGGTCTAGGTCTAGGTCTAGGTCTAGGTCTAGGTCTGGGTCTAGGTCTAGGTCTAGGTCTGGGTCTAGGTCTGGGTCTGGGTCTAGGTCTAGGTCTTATTAAATGAGAGGATAAAATAGTGAGTAAAACCAAAAGAACCCTAGCCCCGCTCCCAACCTGGGACGAGGACGTAAACCCCTCTACTATAAACAATCTAGAGGACATCAGCCTGAGCATCGACAGCCATCTCTGTAAAGCGGCCAGTTCCTTCATCGAAATAGGCAACCTGCTGATGCAGGCCAGGAACATGTTCACTTCGGACCGTACGTTTGGACAGTGGCGTATGTCCCAAACTAGCGTAGCATCTAGTCGCACGGCGTCGGCTTATATGCAAGTAGCCAGAAAGTTTAACGTCCACTCTTTGGTGCCAAAAGTTACCTATTCAGTCTTGCAAGAGTTGGCGTCCGCCTCTGAAGAAACTATAAAAGAGGTAGAGGAAAAGGTAGATGCCGGTGAAAAGGTAACTTCAAAAGAAGTGCGCGAGATGAAAAAGACATCCGTCGATGCCCCGTCCGCCGGACCCGTGGCCGAGGGCGCGGCTCACGCCGCCTCCAGGACCAGACACGCCGATACACGGTCCGAGGACGAGGACGGGGACGAGAGAGGCCCGGAAGAAGAGTACCTAATGGTTGCTTTAACTTCAACAGAGGTAAATGAAATAATCGACGCGTTACATAGTGTCGGCAGTCACCTGCTGGCAAAGAAGATAGAGGATGAGCTATGAAGGTATTTAGTGGGACTTGCTGCAAGTGCGATACCGGCATGCACGGTAAAGAGTCATAAAGATTATCTCTATTGACGGCACAGGTAGTTGCACTGGAGAGATAACGACTAATTGAAGAGCAAGACCTTTATTAACTTAAATAGGAGAGAAAGATGAATAAAGTGATTCTTAGTGTAGCAATGATCGCATCCGTAGCGCACGAAGTAAATCGTGCCTATTGTCAAGCGATGGGGGACGACAGTCAGGGGCCGTGGCTCGATGCCCCCACGTGGCAACGTAAAAGTGCCAAGGACGGAGTTGAGTTTCACAGGCAGAACCCTAACGCAGGGCCGGAAGCTAGCCACGAAAATTGGCTAGAGATGAAAGAGGAAGAAGGGTGGGTCTACGGAGAAGAGAAAGATCCGGAGGAAAAAACCCACCCCTGCATGGTCCCGTTTGAAGATTTGCCAGTGGAGCAACAGGCCAAGGACCATATGTTCCGCGCCATAGTTCATGCTTTGACTGACCTAGAGGAGGAATAAACACCCATTGACATATGGTATCTTCCTGTGGTATAATAGGTCTACATTGAAAGAAGGAAGATGCCATGAACAGCAAAATGGATCTCATTGAAGTACAAAGATTTAAAAATAGTGACGCTGTTATCGCCCAGTTTCGCTATATGCACCGGGAAGGATGGCTTTTGACTAATGAAGGCTTTATAACCACCGACTCAAATGGCGACGTGATCCTGGCCAAACCGCTAAAAACCAGCACTGGCTTTATTGGAATATCAACTTGGAGAGTATGCTATGACGAAGAAAGATGAAAATACGGCCAAAGAAGAGGCCAACGTGAGCGTGAGCGTGAATGTTGACAAAGACAAGTACGTTACCACCAAAACATCCAAAGGCACCAAGAGCCTGAGCAATGGCGATGACGTCGCCCTGGCCCTGGAAGGTCTGACGATCGAGCAGGTTCACACAGTGGCCCAGCGCCTGTTGAAGATGGACACTGCCGAGAAGTATGGCCACCTGAACGAAGGCATGCAGCGTATGAATGTCGGCAACCGCATCCGTGGCGCAATCGCCAGCAAGAAAGAGGGCACTCCCTCTGTTGCGGATCTGGCCAAGGTTACCGGACCGATGCAGAAGAAGAACGCTGATGAGCGTGAGAAGGCCGCAAAGGCCAAAGCCAAAGAGGTCGAAGCCAAGGCCAAAGAGAAGGAGGTAAAGGCGAAAGCTGCATAATTAAGTAGCGGATGGATGTGAGTGCTCCCGTACGGGAGCACTCTTTTAAGACAAAGACAAGGATAAATAAGATGAGTATGACGCCACTACAAAGAGAGATTGCTGATGTTATGTTGATTAGCCTTCATGCAAGATTAAATAGAGCCATTTCATTTACCCTTAACAGAGATCTATACCTGGAGTGTGAACTATTACGCGCTCAAATCGCAGCCCTAGGGCCAGAACTTAAAGATAAGGGTAAATGAAATGGCAGATATAACTGTGGATGGTTCTGATGTGCTGATACGTGTTCCATACATGGAATCTTATCGAGGAAAAGGCATATCGAACGCTAAATGGGATCGTAAGGCCAAAGCATGGAGAGCGCCAATCATAAAAGCTACTTGTCGGGATATACTTAAAGAGTTTCCTGAGGATGTCAGTTCCATCATGGAACATCGATTTACCCAAATTATAAATCGTAAACCAGAAGAATTACCGTTTCCTCCGCATGCTTTCAAGAATCCTCCTAAGAAGCATCAATTAAGAGCGCTCAATAAATGTTGGGGCAAACGTAATTTTGCGTTTTTCATGCGGATGAGAACAGGAAAAACTTATACTTCTCTGATGTGGGCAGAGCGCCTATATTATGAAGGTAGCATTGATGCGATATGGGTGACATGCCCCACGCCCGTAAAGGACGTATGGGAAGAGCAAATAAAGGAACATTGCGGAGTGCCTACGGACGTGTTCGTGATGAAGGCTGGTCGTAATGTTGCAGCGAAAAAGTTCATACTAAAGAACACGTCAGATCTAAAAATCATGATATTTGGTACTGAATCTCTTAGTGCGGGGTCTGCTGCTGCACTAGCCGAAAGTTTTACTATGAACCATAATGCTATGGGCATTGTGGATGAGAGCCAGGATATAAAAAATTTTAAATCTGCCAGGACTAAAGTCACCACTAAAATCGGCTCACATTGTGCCTATAGGTGCCTGTTGACAGGAACCCCTATAGCCCAAGGTATTGAAGATTTATACTCACAGTACGGGTTTTTAACTTCAGCTATCATAGGGATGAGTTCCTACTATTCATTCCGGAACAGGTACTGCGTGATGGGCGGATATCAAGTGGAAATACGCCCAGGCATGAAGGCGCCGACAAAGATCATAGGGTACAACAACGTAAAAGAATTGATGAAGCTGTTGTCCCCCTATACCATCGTAGTCGAAACCAAGGAAGCTTTCCCCAATCTGCCGAGAAGAATAAACGAAAAGTTAATAGTGGAGCCGACCAAGGAACAAACTACTGCTATCAATATGCTAAAAACGGAAATGATGGCTATTGATGGGGATGATACTCTGGAGATTGAAAATGCCCTGGAAAGGATGATTCGATTTCAACAAATAGCGGGTGGCCATTTCCCCTTTGACGCGGGAGAAGGAAAATATGGCATCAAGCCCATCAAAGGAAAGAATCCCAAGATGGATGCTATGGTTAGTATGATCGATAGGGACGCCAAAGATCAGAAGTACATTATATGGGCAGTGTTTAAGCCGGAGATAGAGCTTATATCAAAGACTTTAAAAAAGAAATTCGGTGAGGACTCCACTGTAACTTTTTACGGCGACACCTCCAGTGATGATAAGACTACCGCTAGGCACCGATTTCAGAATGACCCTGACTGCCGCTTCTTTGTGAGCAGTCAAGCTGCCGGGGGGAAAGGGATCAAGCTGTCCGCCGCTGATATTATGATCTACTTTTCTAATAGCTTTAAGTATATAGACCGGGACCAAAGTGGGGAGCGGTGGATAGACTACAATAGAGTACACAACATTTTAGTGGTCGACATTATCATGAACCATAAAATAGATAAGGACATCTATCGGGCGTTATCCCGGAAAGAAGATGTGGCCACCTACGTAGCTAATAGTTTATAGGGAGATACAACATGGAAATTCAAAAGATAATATCACAAAACCGCAGAGACTTTCAGGCTATCTATGAATGTGAACACTGCGGCCACATTGAAAAAGGCTATGGTTATGATGATGCTAATTTTCATGATAACGTAATACCCGGCATGAAGTGTAAAGAGTGCGGGAAAATTGCAAAAAATGATTATCGTCCGCTTACAACAAAATGCCCTGAAGGCCAAATTATATGATGGGATATCCCGATGTGGATATGGACATCGGGCGCGGGATGTGGTATAATAGAGGTGTACGTGCGGCACCGATTCTTTCTAATTATAAAGAGATAAGACAATGACACCAAAAGTATATATGTCACAGTTGATCCGTGGTCTTGATTACCGGGACCTAGAAGCAAAGGGCGACATTGTCTTCCTCCTAGAAGATGAATACCCACGTGAACCTTCTTCATCTTTGGATAAAGAACGGATTATGGCACGCGCCGAAAGAAAATTTGAGGATTATGTGCCAGGGCGTGATTATATAGCCTTGACTCCTTCTCCTATGTCCTGCTTGATAGCAGGAGTATTGATGGCTAAACGAGGAGGAGATCATAAAGTTCTAAAATGGAATAATCGCAGGATGGATTATGATGAGTTAAGAGTTTTTGTGTGACCTCATTCACACAGATGCATAATGACTATTTGGACCCGGATAAGTTCGGGCTTTTTGATGACGAGGATAATATAATGGAAAAGTATGAAGATATGACGCTGGCTGAGATGGTCCATGAGCTTAATGTGCTCAAGGCGCAACATGCCGGGATGAAAACAGCAACGGCTAAAGTGTGGAAAGAGGTAGATGAACTCCGCTTTACCTACATCGTGAAAAAGATGGAGGAAATGGAGATAGATTCTGCTAAGATAGTAGGTGAAGGCACCATCAGCATCCGGGACGAAGCCAGTTGTAAAACCTTGAACAAATTCGGATTGATGGACTGGTTCCGGGATCACGACCAAGCTGACATGATCCAGGAGGTGATAAACGCCTCCACCCTCAAAGCATTCATACGGGAGCAGATACGGGAAGGTCACGAAATTCCCAATGAGGAACTGATTGATTTTAGTACCTATCAGGTGGCAGTAGTCACAAAATCATGAACAATAAGGCAGTTTTCCCCGCTTCCGTCGAGAGACCGGCTAGTAGGGTTTATTTCGGCGCCTAGTCCAGTGGGTGTTTGCCGAATAGACTGGACACAAACAATGAGGCAGGCAGTGAACTTGCTACTGCGGACTGACCCTAGCTCGGTGGGGTTCTGCCTATAGAACCGAGCACCAATTTTAAGGCGAAGTGGCTAGCCTCTGATGGCCACAGAAAATAGAGAGTATGATTAATATGGCAAAATCAATGACAAAGAAAGAAAATACAGCAATGGCGCAATTCAGCGATGAAAGGCCGGATTATCTCGGCGATGAAACTCGTGGACAAGAGGGAGTTGGCGTCGACGATGTTACCATCCCCCGAATCAACGTTCTGCAGGACCTTTCGCCTCAGATAAAGAAAACCAAGCCTGAGTATATTGAAGGCGCAGAAGCCGGCCAGCTGTTTAACAACGTTACTGGCGAAGTGTATGGCAATGCTATCATCATCATACCTGTGATGTTTCGCAAAGAGTTCATCATATGGCGTGATCGTGATTCCGGCGGCGGGTTCCGTGGGGCATTCCCAACAGAGGTTGAAGCAGCAAAAGCAATGGCAACTTTGGAAGATGCTAGCCTGTGTGAAGTTAAGGATACTGGTCAGCATTTTGTCCTGGTGGTTCGCCCTGACTCAACAGTCGATAACCCGATAATGGAAGAGGCTGTAATTTCCATGTCAGGCGGCACTATGGCCGCGTCTCGCCAGTTGAACTCCCTAGCTAAAATAGCAGGCGGGGATCGGTTTAGTCGGGCGTACAAGGCTAACGCCACTGTAGTCAACGGATCTAAGGGTGACTACTACAGCTTCAAGTTTCACCCGGAGGGCTGGGTTCCTGAGTCCTGGTATAAAGCCGGTGAGACCATGTACGAAGCCATCAAGACCGGCACCAAAGATGTTAGCCGGGGCGATGACAGCGTGAAGGAAGCGGTAGAAGCCGAAGAATTCTAATCTAACCGGAGAGGGGGACCTTCGGGTCCCCCATTAAGACACGACTAAAGAGGTAGATACCATGGCTTTTGAGACAAATGAATTAAGCGGTGCCCTGTTTAAAAATGACAGGAAGGCCAAAGAAAACCACCCCGACTACCGGGGAGATTGCAAGGTAGACGGGACAGAGTACTGGGTTAGTGGCTGGATCAAAACCCCCAGGGGCGGCGGCAATAAGTTCATGTCACTGGCCTTCGCCGCAAAGGAAGAATCTTATCGGCAGGCACCTGCTGAGACGATTAAGGTTGATAATAGCGGTTTTGATGATGATGTTCCATTCTGATGGGCGCTCAAGTAGGAGAAAATCATCGTCTCGCTAAAATGACCGAAGAAGTAGTCCAAGCTTTACGGCATGAGTATTGGTGCGAAGGGACAAGTCCAGGAAAGTTAGCTGAAAAATGTGGCCACACCGCCAAAGCCATAAGAAGGGCTGTCAACTACTATCCCTGGACACGGGTCAGAGACACATTCAAAGCCAATCAAACCATCAGGCCATGCGAATAATGGAATATCCTGATCTCAATAGATATGACCGATTCGCACTGGACACCGAGACTACGGGCTTAAAATGCCTAGTGGATCGCCCTTTTGGTGTGAGTATTTCTCTACCTGACGGGAGAGATTTTTACTGGGATATAAGAGAATATCCCCGGACCTTGGAGTGGTTAAACGATCAGACGGAGAGCTATAAAGGAATAACAATTGCCCATAATGCTAGTTTTGATTATCGTATGCTAAGTCACATGGATGTGCACCTCCCTTTGGAGCGGATGGATGATACAGTGATCAGGGCATGTTGTATAGACGAACATTTATTTTCATATGAACTGGATAATTTAGCAAAGAAATACTTAAACAAGAGAAAAGAATCAAGTATATATGATGCCTTGGCAGAAGTTTTCGGAGGACGGGCCACAAGAAACGTTCAGATTAAAAATTTACATAGAGCGCCTCCTGATTTAGTTGCCCCCTACGCCAAAACAGACACCAGATTGACGCTCGACCTGTGGGATTGGCAAGAGCAAGAAATAAGAAGACAAGGATTAGAGGATATAACACAGTTTGAGCGGGACCTGATGCCTACATTCATCAGGGCTGAGATGCGCGGGATCAGGGTGGACCTGGAATACGCGGAGCAAGCCGCAGATAAACTAACCCCTATAATAGAACAAAAACAGGGCGAGTTAAATGGCTTAGTAGGTTTTGATATAAATGTAAACTCACCGCCCCAAGTAAAAAGAATTTTTAACCCTGAACAGCTACCAAACGGGACATGGGTAACGGACGGTGGACATGAGATAGGTACCACCGACGGGGGCGGACCGAGCCTAAAAGCCGAGTACCTGCGTGAGATGCATGACCCCCGTGCGGCCTTGATACTCGACATACGATCAGTCATCAAAACCAGAGATACATTCCTCCTGGGACATGTTATAGATCATAGTGTAGGAGGCAGGGTATATCCCAACGTAAACCAATCCAAGGGAGAGGATGGCGGGACCGGGACCGGTAGGTTATCGTACACCAATCCCGCAATGCAGCAGATACCCTCCAGAGATAAGGAAACAGCCGCTATTGTAAAGCCGTGTTTTTTGCCGGATGAGGGCATGCTGTGGGTAGATGCCGATGAGAGTAGCTTTGAGGTCCGGGTGTTTGCTCACTTAGTTAACAATCCTGAGATTATAGAAGCCTACCACAGGAATCCTAGCCTGGATTTTCATCAGTACGTAGCTGAAATCACAAAACTAGTACGGAATGCCACGTATAGCGGCCAACCTAACGCAAAACAGTTAAATTTATCCATGATTTTTAATTCCGGGAACGGGGCTATAGCCGACAAAATGGGCATGCCTTGGGAATGGGAGACGTTTTTACCTAAAGGAAAAACCGACAAGCCTGAGAATTATGTGACATATAAAAAGGCTGGCGCTGAAGCTATGGCGGTGATAAACAAATACCACAGTAGAATCCCAGGAATAAAAAAGCTGGCTGAAAAAGCCGCAGGCGTGGCTAAAGAGAGAGGCTATTTGCGCACCTTTACGGGAAGGCATTTACGATTCCCTAATGGGTGGAAAACATATAAGGCATCAGGCATCCTGATCCAGGCCACATCAGCAGAACTGAACAAAGAAAACTGGAAGATGATCGAAGAAGAATTAGACGGGGAAGGACACCTAATATTAAACACACATGACTCATATAGTATGTGCCTGCCGGAGAATTGGAAACCGCTTTATAAGAGGGTTGAATCTAGATTAAATGATCGACCTTACATCCGCGTCCCGCTAAGATTAGACTTAAGCGGGGCAGGCAAAAATTGGTGGAGTGCATTAAATGGAACTAGCTAGCGATATTAGAGAGATAGACATAGATAAAGTCAGAGATATATCTGACAAGGGAAGCCATGAATGGCGCGTATATGCTGCGGCGCAGATGTACGTCAGGTCCGGATTCCGGGTTATTCCGATAAGGAAAAACTCAAAATTCTTGCCAGCAAAGGAACATAAAGTAAGCTACCAAAACGCATCAAATGCGATGGCCATGGTAGACAAGTGGTTTAATCTAGAGGATGGGTTATTTCGAGGATGGAACATTGGCATAGCCACAGGAAAGAAAGACGGCACATTTGTTATAGATGTTGACAGGCACGGCAAAGAAGATGGAATAGAAATTTTATCTGCCCTGGAAGAAGAATTCGGCGTATTGCCTCCTTGTCCTGTGCAGGATACCCCATCCGGAGGAAAGCACTACATCTTTCACTGGCAGGAGAACGCCACCAGCAGCACCGGCAAGATAGGAGCGTCCATCGACAGCCGGGGGGGGACCGAAACAGTATGTAAAGGCCATATAGTGGTTTGGCCCTCCGTGATAGATGGCAAAGAGTACCAGTGGCACATGGGAGGCAACAGGGGCAGTATACCTAAATGGGTAATGGAAAAGATGGGGGTTCCTTGGGCGGCGCGAGATAAACGTGGCTCTGGGCGTGGTAATGAATATGTCGGCGACAATGACACGGAAACCAAAGTAGAACTAGCTCAACTGGAAAAAATGTTAGGTGAGATAGACCCCAATGGGATGGAATATGACGAATGGTTGAGAGTCGGGATGGCTATCAAATCCCAGTACCCAGGTGAGGACGGATTCTCCACCTGGGACAAGTGGTCCAGTCAAGGGGAAAGATATGAGCACAATGAGTGTCATATAAGGTGGGGTGGACTTGATGAATTAGGCGCAGTAAGGATGGGAACTTTATTCTATCTTGCTAAAGAATCTGGGTGGGAGCCAGAAAAAGGAGATAGACACAGCAATCCATTAAAAGATATAGTACATGCTATGAATGAAATCTATGCTGTGGTGGTGATTGGAGGAAAATTAAAAATTTTAAGGGAGAAGAAAGGGGAATATGACCCTATATTTGGGCATTATGACCTAATTGAAAAAGAAGCTTTTAAGGGACTATTGCAACCATACAAGATAGAGATAATAAACGACAAGGGAAAGATAGCCATGGTTCCCAAAGCAGATATATGGCTGGGGGACGAGGAACGTAGAGTATATCCTAATGGAGTGGAATGCAGGCCCGATGGGAAAGCAAGAACTGGAACATATAACACGTGGAATGGATTTAGTGTAGAACCCGTTGCCGGGTCTTGTGAAAAATTTCTAGATCACGTGAAAAATATAGTATGCAGCGGAGATGAAGATCATTACGCCTGGACCCTGGATTGGTGCGCAAAAGCAGTACAAGAGCCAGGAGAATTGCCGGGGACCTGCATCGTCATGAAGGGCGACGAAGGAACAGGTAAAGGCATATTAGCCAACACTATAGGGGAGTTTTTCGGCCCTCATTACAGGCACTTGATCGATGATGCCCATTTATTATCAAATTTTAATGCTCACATGATGGATGCCTGTTTCGTTTTCGCGGATGAGATCACTTACGGTGGCAATGTTAAGACAGCAGGCAAACTAAAAGGTATGGTCACAGAAACATACCTTATTGGTGAGCGCAAAGGTATAGACGCGGTGGGCTATAGGAACATGATCCATATGATGATTGCCAGTAATGATGATTGGATCATCCCAGTCGGTCCACTATCTAGACGATGGTTTGTGCTAAAAGTGGCGAATAGTATGGCAAATAACAAGACATACTTCGATGGTATCATCGCAGAACTAAACAGCGGAGGTAGAGAAGCATTACTGCATTTCTTATTGACCCGTAACATTACCAGTAATCTAAATAAAGCACCTAGAACCAAAGCTTTGGATGAACAGTCGTCACGGACCACAAATGCTTTTAATAGTGTCATAAGGTGGTGGACCCGTAAAATCTTAGAAGAATCATTAGAATCTGCAGATGTAAAGATAATAGATATGGCAGATGTAGATGGAACAACTGAATGGCCTAAAATGGTCAAGACAACGGATCTATTAAATGAATATAGTCAATGGTGCATACTAAATAAAATGAACCCTGTGTCTGATTTTACTTTTTACAGCGATATGAGAAAGTTGGGATTTACACCTTCCCGCCCTTCTGTGAACAAGGCCAGAATCAGGGCATCGAAAGTACCTTCAATAGTAGATGCACGGGCTAAAATGAAGAAGTTAGGTTATCCATTGCCAGATGAAGATGAGGGCTAAAACAATGATATTACTAATAACCGATAAAAAAGATGGGACGTTTGCATGTACTGGCCCTCACCAAAGCCGTAGGGCAGCAATCGGACATGCTGATTTTATAGCCCATTTTAAACCAAAGTATGAATTTTATGTTGAAGAAGTGTTTCCAACAAACCAATACGGAACACCTATTTACCCATTCCCTACTGGGGATTGCGATGATGAGGATTGCTGGAAATGAAAAAATTAGATATGGTTATTGATCTTCAGTTTGGGTCGACCGGGAAAGGTCTTATTGCGGGATATCTCGCCGAAAAACATGGATATGACACAGTAATAAATGCTAATATGCCGAATGCCGGTCATACTTACATAAATAACGACGGCAGGGAGTGGATACATAAAGTACTACCTAATGGTATTGTGTCGCCAAACTTAAAAAGAGTGATGATCGGCCCAGGCTCCATATTCAGTGAACAAAGGATGCTGGATGAAATAAACGCATCAAAGGACTTGTTGCAGGGCAAAGGGGTAAAAATTCTCGTGCATGCAAATGCTGTGATCCTAACAAAGGAGCATGCGTCCTTGGAAAGAGAAAAGTTACAAAGCATCAGTTCGACCATGCAGGGGTCTGCTGCAGCCATGATACAAAAAATATGGCGACAAGCAGGCAATAACCCTTGTATCGGAGCAGCTGACACATCGGATGAACTGAACAGGCATATAGAAATAATAAGCCCGTCCGACTGGAACAGTATAGTAAATAATGACGTTGACTATGCTCTTCTGGAAGGCGCACAGGGATATAGCCTAGGGCTGAATGCGGGATTTTATCCGTACTGTACTAGTAGAGATTGTGTCCCGACAAGATTTCTGGCGGATTGCCAAGTGCCAATGATCCGCGATATTAGAATTATTGGAACTGCGAGAGTTCACCCGATCCGTGTGGGCAATCTCCCAGGTTCATCTAGTGGAGACTACTACCCTGACCAGGGAGAATTAACCTGGGATGAAGTAGGGGTAACCCCAGAAACTACTACAGTAACGGGAAGAAAACGTAGAGTGTTTTCCTTTAGTAGGATACAAATAGAACAGGCCATCATGGCCTGCCAACCAAATGAGGTGTTCCTTAATTTTTGTAACTATGATCCCGACGAAGCTAAATGGGCAATGGATAGTATATCAAATTCTCTATTTGATCTTGGGCCTCTTGGTGCACACGTAAGCTATACCGGCTGGGGGCCAACCAGGAAAGACGTTTTATATGGAGGAGAGGCAAAATGGCCACAGTAAAAGATAGCAATGAGTTTGAAGAGATATGGGTCATCATAACATCCATGGCCAAGGCAAAACTATTAATGAATCGCCACAAGGGGGATATAACCACTATCTCCGGTGATGATTTAATAGAAATGGCCAAAGGCGAATTGGATGAACTCCATGAAGCCATCGTTAATGGCACCTACATGGAAGTAATAGAAGAAGCAGCCGATGTCCTCAATTTTACCACCGCTGCGGTACATAAAGCAGTAAATGCCTACAGGAATAGGAAAAATGGTTGATAAATTATTACGGGAAGAACAACAAGACTATTTGAAAAATGAACCTGATGAAGAGTTAATAAGGTTGGCCAGGGCACATGCCAAGCAAACATCTTCTATGGTAGCTGGTATATTATTAGAATTAGCTTATAGGATAGAAGAACATGAAGATTCAAGATAAAGTGAGAGCTTGTCACACCTTCAGATGGTCGAACGCCAATACTATCCGGCAACAAACAGTAGCCGAGCATAGTTGGGCCGTGGCTATCATAGCTGATGAATTATGTCACAGGCTAGAGGTGGATGGATTTACGCGCCTCAATGTTATGCAATGTGCCATGTATCACGACATCGCAGAAGGAATAACAGGAGATGTACTTGCCGTTACTAAAAGCAGGCTAAACGGAGAAGTAAATGCGCTAGAAAAGGAGTTGATTGACGGCATGGAAGGGGCTAAGCCTCCTGCTGACCCTAGCTATTATGTGAAAAAGATAGTAAAAGCAGCTGACCGCATAGAAGCCCTGGTTTTTATTACGGAAAATGGTGTAGGAAGACATTCCGAAAAAATCATAGCTAATGCACGTCGTGACCTTTCAAAACAATACCCAGTATCCGACGGTAAAAGTTTTAGAGTGGCTGTGTATGTCTTATTGAATGATATGACCCAAGGGGACGTAATGCTATGAGTGAAACACGGCTGAGAAAATATGTCCTAGACAACATAGAACACGTCGGTCATTGGTCTAAGGTGGAGTCGCACGATACCAGTGCCGGAATCCCGGACCTGAATCATTGCATAAGTGGGGCGGAAGGCTGGCTAGAATTAAAATTCGGCAACGAGGTAAAACCTCCCAAATTGCGCCCAACTCAATGCGCATGGTTCAGGCGCAGGACTAAAATGGGAATAGATGGAGCCCCCCAGTTATTAGTATGCGTTGAGTTAGATGGGCATAAAACATTTGGGTTGGTAAGAGGAAGATCGGTGCCTAAATTGATACATGCCAAGACTAATAAACAATGGCTGGACGCTTGTTACGTAAAATGGGAAAACCGTATTCATTGGGGGGAGTTTTTAACTCACATATTAGATCCGTTATGAGCGCTAGACCTAGAAAATTAGAGTCGGTAACTTACCAAGTATATGTGCCCCCTATTGATGAAACTTTATTCATCATCATATCAGAGGAAAAAGGCAAGATCCGAGAATTATTTATTAATTCTGATCATGTGGACTCTTACCCTTGGATAAGTTATTTAACTAGAACTGTTAGTAAAAGACTTCAACAAGAAGAGTCCATAGAACTTCTCATTGATGAAATGAAAGAAACATATGATACAAACGGAGGCTATGTGATTCCTAAATCAGGCAATGTCCACGTTAATAGTGTAGTTGGCCATATAGCCTGGGTAGTCGAACAACATCAAGCCGCACAAATACACTCACACCAGACCAAATAATCATAGCATTGGGCTAAAAGAATATTGTCATAACCTAGCAAATTGAAAATGCATCCAGTCAAAATTGCGTTCCCGACCAAGAGACGTAGCGCCATGTTTTTCGACAATCTTCCAAAACGGTTTATACTTCTCCTCGGACAAATGCGCCCTGCTCTTGGTCCATTTAAATCTATTACGGGCAGGGTCAATATCAACGGCAATCCCCCAAGCATGCATTGAATAGCGACTGCCACCTCTCATTTTCCTTATGTTTAAGCAACCACCATACAGATCTAACCGCAAATCATAAATACCATCCAGGCCATAGTGATCCAGAGTGTCCACAAAAATCCCCTGCATAGAAGTCGCTATTTTCTTGTGGCAGGAAATCTTCTTAACTACCACATCTAAATCCCAAGCTAATTTCATCTGATAGGGTAAAATGATTTTAGTTTGGTTGCGCCCCACTTGACCATAGAACTTTGGTACATCTTTTTGCCTGGGTGAATTTTTACGTTTTCTTGCGTTGGTGTCAGTATCCCTGGACGGCATTGCCTCCGGGAACAGTTCAGCAAGCGTTTTTCTGCCAGCTATGCCATCGACCTTTAATGGCGGGTTAATGTGCTGAAATTTCTTGATGGCCGCTTTGGTTTTCGGGCCAGATATGCCATCAACCCGGTTCCAGTAAAGACCTAAACCACGTAATGCCCTTTGAATTTTTTTGATGGTCATGCCACAAATACCTCTCGCCTTTCCGGCTTAGTGCCGCCAGCGAAATGTAGCTCAACTACTTCATAGTGCCACCATGCCCTGATACTAGTCATGCCATCTTCATGAAGATGATTATAGAACATGCGATTTAATGCAGGCATACATTCAACCGGCAATAGCCCCCTGGCGACCATTAAACATCCGGCATCGTGAAATGCTCCGCCGCGCTTATTGGTTTTTGTATCGATAGAGCCAGAACACCCATCCCAGGCAAACCCAGCTTTCAACACAAAAAGCCCATTAGGATCCAATGAGTAATACTTTTCGTCTATATTAAACCCGCGAATAGGAATTATGCATGATTCATCTTCACATAATTGGTATTTAAAACCTTTGGAGTATTTCACCGTGGACGATCCCCATTTCCGTTGAGATAAGTAGTGTTCATACGATCCAGTAATTTATCCATCTTACTATCTAGTTTATCTACCTTGCCGTCGATAATTTCTACTGTGCCGCGCACATGCTGCTGTTCAATGTGCATAATTTCTTTGGCATGGATAATTTCCTTAGTGTTTCCGCCGACTTGTTGTTCTACGCCCGAAGCCCACCAGAACACCCCAGCCGCTAAAGTAAAAGTCATGCCGATATGCCCCAGGTTAAGCCGTTTATCCAAATGCCAGTGTCTTCTATCATCTTCCATGTTAATATCGTAATTTACATCATTCACGTCATTATCCTTATTATTTAACGGTTAGAATGTTACTGTTGGTTTTGGGCCTGCCCCACTCGCCCAGATTGTATCATCCCCTGCCTGATGGTAGTGAGCCAAAGGTTATTATCCACAAATCCTCCGAGCATACCTTGATTTTTTAGCCTATTCAATCCAAGGGCTATAGAAGCTCTAGTTCGCGGAAATTCAAGAAAAGAAACACCGGCTCCCGCTGCTGCCCCAGGTATTCCTCCTACAGCATGCCCAATTCCCGTATGCAAAGATGCATTTAAAGGAACAGGACTTCTATTGCTTAGCCTAGCGGCGGACTGTTGCAAAGGACCCTCTAAATCAAGCAACCGACCCATCTCGACATTTAACGGTTTAACCTCCGGCACTATTGCTTCTATGTTTTCCTTTGCTGCTCGGCCCATGGCCTTATATGATTTTTCCTTGGCACTGGTTATCGTAGGTCTGCTAGGACGCCACCTGACCTTATCATACACGTCAGTTTTCCAATCTTGCATCTCTTTCACAGTGAACTTATCTTTACCGATATCCCGCATCCGTCGAGTAAAATCTTCAGCTATATCATCGATTATTTTGATGTTAGCAGTAGCCTCTAATTTTGGCCCCCCTACCTCTTTGCGGACCTTTTCCAAATGCCTGAAAACGGCCCAAGATGGGATGGTTTTTCCTGCGGCGTCAGCTGAAGATATAAGAGCGTTTATCTTTGAATTGATATTATTCATCCCTATTTCAAGCTTCTCTACTCCTTTAACAGTAGGCATTATCCCATAATCTAGGCCAGTTTGCGCCAAAGCTTGGCGCTCTGGGATAGATTTGGTTGTACTAAACCCGGCTGCTCTTTCATACATTTTCCTGAGCAAATCTTTACCTATAAGAGGACGTATTGAGGCTTTGGCTAGGTTACGGGCAACATTCACTGGATCCATGGCCATACCGGCTTTCTGTGCGGCTTTTCCGAGCCTACCAACCATCCCCGGTACTCTGGCTGCAGCCCCGCCTCCCCTTGTCAATATCGTGCTCATATCGGCCACAAACCCAGCGGGATCTTTCATCATTGTGGTTTTAAGAGCGTCCACACCTCCATACCGGTCAGCCATCATCTGGCCTACTTGATCGGCATATTTCTCGTACTCCTGCTCACCAGGAATCAATTTTTCAGCAGCACCCCTGGCTAATCTCCCTACACCAACGGCTGTGTCTATGGGGTGCATGATAGGATAAACCATATCCTGAGCTAATTTTCCGACACTACCAGGAATGTTTTTAATCATTTCTCCGAAAGAAAAATCTACAGGTTCTTGCGGTGCAGCCGGTGCGGCCGGTGCAGCTTCCTGCGTTTGGGCCTGGACTGCGGCTATTACTTGTTCCTGTGACATTCCCGATGGACCATCGATTTCATATTCTGTCCCGTCCGGGCCAGTTATAGCGTATGTGGTCATTATTTAATCCTCACTTTGCCCCATCCTCCACCGGCCATTGGCGCTGTTTCAACGGGAGGCGGGGCATCAAAAGTTAACGGCTCAGGTAACATAGATACATCTACACTGGGATTATACAGCAACCCTGTCTCAGCCCCAGGTTTTTTGAGAACTTGACCGGCTCTTTTGTTGTGAGCCGTGATACGTGCCCTATATACTTTCTCCTGGATTTGCAAAATGCGCATAAGAGATTTTTCATTAAGGCTAATACGACCGCCTACAATCTTCTCAGCATACTCCCTATCAGCATCCGATAAACCAGTGCCGGCACCGAACTGTTTAATCACGCGCCCGACTTCATTGCCCATTTGAGCCATGTACGTTTCCGTGTTTGCTATTTTTTCGTTGGCGTCCTTGCCGCCCAGCCCGGCAAACTCAGCAAAACGTGCTAAATTAAGTTTTAGATTGCCACCAAACCCGGTGATCATCCCGGACTTAATTCTTTCTGCTGCTGAATGGATGTTTTGAACGCCGACAATATCATCCTGTGCCTCATCCTGCCTTGTAGTAAGACTAGCTGCTTGTTTCTCAGCTAGTTTAGTTATACCCTTACTGCCCGGATAAACATTAGTAGTTTGCGATGCTCTCTTGGATGCGCCAATCTCTTTCTGATAATCAACAAATGATCCTGGGTAGCCCTGCCCCTTGGCGTATTGATACCCCTGTAGAGTCGCACCTGGAGAAACAGGCTTTTGAGGTGCAGTAAATACTGCCGAAGGAGTTGGAGTATCAGTTCGAACAAGATTGCCGCCTACCACTTTATACTCCGGCTTGCCCATACCGGCTGCCTGGGATGCCAGTGCCGCAGGGTTATCAGAAAACTGCATCATCCTAAGCAGCCCTTGCCTAACTTCCTCTGTAGTTTGAGGTGCAGTAGGTCCAGTGGCCGCTATAGGTAGCCCAGAAGCATCTACGCTAGCAGGGGCACCAGGAATCATAAACGCTTCACTACCCTGTCTTTGACGTCTAAGTTTGTTCTGGCGCATCCTTTGAGCGGACCGCTGCATTTCTAACTGCGACTGCATCTGTCGCATCTGCATATCTTTTATTTCTTTCTGCTGCTGCAGCGTACGTTGCTGCTGGACATTTTCCATTCCTCGTTGAAGTCCTGGTCCTATGCGCCCTCCTCGCGACAACATACCAACACCCATTTGTGTCCAAGGATTATCAAAATAATCAGCCATGTTAATTACCTCTGCACATAAGGAATGTTGTTAGGACTCATCCAGGTAGATGCCCCGCCGCCAGCTAACATTGGATTACCGGTCATAGCGCCAGCGCCCAACATACCTAACCCTAGAATTTGCCCAAATGGATTACTATCCTGTGTGGTGGTGGATGAAGAAGAACCAAAACCCTCTGCGCCAGAAAGCATTGATTTATATCTACCCAAACGATCCCAAGGCTCATCCTGTTCGAAGGCATGCCGTTGCATTGCTTCATCTATGCCCCGTTGCTCCATGCCCTGCATTTGTCCGCCGATGCCTAGTTGTACTTGGCCCGGCAACATGCCCAATTGAGCGGTTTGAGGGGCCATACCAAGGGCCGAACCTTGAGCAGATAACCCTTGGCCATATGCGCCGCCATAGAGGTTCGCTAAAGCATCACCCAAGGCCTGCTGGTTTTCTCCGATCGCTATGCCTTGAGCTACTCCGTGCCTAGTTCCTGCCGTCTGCCCCGAATCGATCATGCGATCCCTGATGTTGCCCATGCTAGTGTCCAGGTTTGACTGCAGGCGACTGCCGATAACATCCGCCATTCCGCCGACATAAGGGTTATTGGCAACATCCGGTGCATTCAAAGCGAATTGAGACGCATCTTGAAACCCAGCAACTTGATCCTGCAGTCCGCCTCCTGCATAGTCCAATTGACCCTGCATCCCCTGCGCCTGTAAGGGGTCAAATCCTGCATAGGTTTGACCCCCGAAAAATGATCCAGGTTCTTGAGATAATGTTTTTGCCTTACCGAAAACGTTTTGCAGATTCTCAGCATATGGACCCCAAGGTTTACTCTCTGTTTCAGTTGTTTGTTCGTCGTCGCCCATAATTAAATCCCCACAGATATTCTGTATTGTACATCAAGTTTTTTCGGCTCTACTTTTTGTAGTGCCTTTACCCACCCCTTTCTACCTCTACCGATTATCTCGGAACATCCCACATGCCGACCAAAAGCTTTAAAAGTATTCCAAGCCGACTCAAGCCAAGCATCAAGACCTGCACCGCCAATGAGATATATAATCAATATTCTATGCCCAGTTGATTGGACAGATATGTTAGTTATAAAAATACAACTAAAGTTTGTTGTTGCCCAACATTGCCACTCAGGAGCAAGACAACGTTGCAGGGCATGGCTGGGTGTTATGTTTTTTTCTGCCCCCATCCGTTTTAATGGCTTACGGATAAGCGGTAAAAGTCGCTGAAAGTTACTAACTATTTCATCGTCAGATAATAGTTTAATTACAGTTTTACCCATGCTGCCCCCTCTCGGCCATAGAATCCTTCGCCGCTGCCTGGATTCCAATCAGTTCCATCGGCATATCTAACCATGCCATCATATAATTTTCCTGTCGGTTCTATGTGAAGTATTTCATGGTCATGCATCTGCTCTATCACATCCCGTAGTCGTAATAATTCATCCCACACCCAATTCTCAATATCCTCAGGTATTTGATTGTTTGGAGGCGGATCTGGCGTATACCTGCTCATTTATCGATCACCTGCATATTCATGCTCAACTACATACCCGCTCAACTTCCAGTAAATATCATCAGTAGATTCAAACTTAATACCGTGCATAACGCCAGTAACCAACGCATCGATTTTTACGTCAGTAGACGGATCAAAAGTAACAGGGTCTGCCCACCCTACTGCGCCGCCTGGGGTCATTTGCCCGCCGACTGAAATATCAACAGGCCCACTACTATCGATATAAGGGTAAATAGCAGTTACCGTATGTAAATCAGCCGAGTCACCTAAATCTAGTCCAGTACGCTCTGCGACACAATGAGCATTTACACCGTCCAATTGATTGCCATCTTCGAACTGAAAAAGTTTAGTATCCACAGTAGCGCCGACAAGCGACCTACTCACTGGGCTATATGATCTTTCACCCCAAACCCCGACCCAATCATCCCAAGTAGGAGGCGGTAGTGTTTCCCAAGTATATGCTGCTGATGTTAAAATGCCTTCAGTGATATGAGTAGTATTATCAGGTAAATCTCTATAGGACCATGCCCCAGTTTTATAGTTCCAAACCAACGCTTTATTAGGTAATGTCTCACCGTGACCGGGGTAACAAATCCAGATTTCTTTTTTCTTTTGGAGGTGAGTGCAAAAGGTATTTAAGTAATTATCAACATCAATTGATGCAAATAGAAATTCCTTGTTCGTTTCATCCATGAGTGAAACACTTTCCCTGCCATTATGCCGATACACATCACCGACACCTACAACAAAATGACCGCCGGGATATTCAACAACACATCGCTGAGATAACACCCCGGCGACTATCCCTGCTATACGTCTTATGCGAAAAATAGACTCGCCGCCGACCCAAGTCATAGTATAAGCAGCATCTTCCTTATAGGCAATAATAATGTCGCCTAATTCATAAGCACACACCAATATGCCTGTGGTGTCTCCCATCTTATGATCATTTTCTCCGGCATCATTTGTATCATCGGTCTCATCCCAATCAGTCGGGATTGTGCCGGATTGATCTGATGCGGACCACTTGACCATGTTGGGATGGTTGGTTCCTGATTTGGTGATATTAAAGGCCAACAAAAAACCTTTATGTGACATGATGAACTTAGTTTTCCAGTCGGTGTTCCAACCAGTAATTATTGCAAGCTTAGTGGCGATAAGAGGAGGAGACCACATCTGCGGATCATCAACGCCATTATTCAAGACAGGAACGCCATTTATCACACAACCATTCCATAAGTTATCCACCCCGCCCGTATAATCAACGTCTACAGCCGCAGTCTGTCGAGTAATGTTGGTATGCGAAGTTCCATTGTAACTATATATCTTATCCTGGCCACAGTACACCCAATGGTAATCAGCACCAGCTATAGCAGGCATCAAAAAATAAGGGACAATAGAAGGAGTAGTAAAGTCAGCATGCCCAGCAAAAGTACCTATCTGCTTATTAGCGCATCTCATATTACTCAAAGACGACCAAGCATTCACCGCAAGATCCCAAGGTTCTAGGTCACTATTTAGCCCTATATCCCCAAGATCGTTGACTCTGGTCTTCATTCTGCTACTTTCCAAAACTCTATCCGAGAATATACCTCTACGACACCAAAATCAGCAGCTTCTCCATACCCATTATCAGATGCAGTATTATCGCAATAATGTTGAATTTCCAACTCTTGCGATGCGACGATAGTAAATCTGCCACTAGCAGAGCTGCGGTTCATTGATGAATTACTTGTATAATTATGCTCAGTTGTTCCTACTCCAATAGTTTCTGGAGTAGTCACATTTTGTAATCTAATTTTATGAGAAGCTACATGTAAAGCTGGCGCTGATGCTCTGAATATATATGTCCCAGCGGTTAAGGTTATCCGATTAGATGATAATGTTGCATAATTATTAGTATCACTTACCTCAGTATTAAATGCCCTTGTCCGCCAATCGCCTTGAGTAAAGGTTCCACCATGAGTGCCGCTAGCCTTCTGGTCTTCGATCAGGACGTAATTATCGACAGCACCAGCAACAAAAGCAGTAGTGGCAGGCTTATTTGAACTGTCCCAAGCGGCCTGGGTAGTTGCCGTAACGCCATCATCGAGAACGCTGGTGGCACCTACCAATGTAACGGTCAATGCATCAAGCGCACTACTACCATCAACCACCAATGCCTTAGAAGCAGTTACCGTGCCGCCCGTCACGCCATCCAGTACGTTGATTTCGTCCTTATCGGCTGTAACACCATCCAGGATATTTAATTCGCCTGTGGTTGAAGTGACACCGTCCAATAAATTCAATTCGGTGTGGGTTGAAGTAACCGCCCCAGTGATTCCAGGGAGCGATTGGGTAACTGTCTTTTTAATAAAGCGAAGATGATCATCGCCCTGAGATGGGTCATCAGAACTAAGCGGATTGGTGATAACTAAATCATCAATATAGTCGCCTGTCTCAAGCCCAGCGACCGCAAAACCTGAGAAAGTAACCAGGGCAAATGCCAATAACCAACTATTTAATTTTTTCACGTGTTTCTCCAATTTATTCCTGTTATCATGCAGCTGGTGCTGTTCTATCCCGTTCTTTAGTTGTTTTATTCCATCTTTGATTTGTCTCATCCCAGAGGTGATCGCCTTCTGGTTTGTCTATAGGTGCTTTCCATCGGCATTTAGTTTCTTCCAGCTTCCATGAGGCATGTGGTTTAGGAGGTATAAAAGCATCGCGCCCACTGTCATATGAACATCCTATCCCTGCGTAATTCTTGCGAAGATTTCCGTTATAAGAAGTTTGCACCCAAACGCCTCCCCCAAAGAACTCTTCACACCAATTAACGCCGTCCTCTTCATGTTCGTTATCAACAACAACAACACGTATGACGTTATTCTCGCCGTCTAATTCTGCGAAGTGTGCCATGTTAGGTGCGCCTTACTGCTTTCTTCTTTCTGGCCGGGTTTTTAGCGGGAGGTCTCTTGCTCTCACTCTGGGGTGTTCCCTCGCGGTGTTGGTCACACTTACCCCACTCCATCATCATAGGAAAAACGCTAATTGTCTGCCCTGTAAGGGTCATCAACACTGTTGGAGGATTCTTGATGCAAAACGCCTGATCGGGGACAATACTATTCATCGCATGGGAACACTGGCTGCATCGTTTTACTGGTTTCATTGTTAGATCCTAATTATTGAAATTTATACCTGAAGATTACAACGCCAGAACCGCCAGCGCCACCAGCAGGAGAAGTACCCGCCGATTGATCACCAGCACCACCGCCGCCGCCGCCTGTATTTGCAGTGCCTGCTTCAGGAGTACAAGCAGTGTAGCCACAACCATCTCCGCCACCGCCATTGCCACCAGCCCCCGACCAAGACACTCCGCCTGTAGAAGTGCCGCCGCCGCCGCCGCCTGCATAATACACTGAAGATCCTGTAATAGAATAAGCCTTACCGATGCCGCCATCCGATCTAGGACTACCTACTGAACCGTCTTCACCAACAGCACCTGCACCACCGCCACCGCCACCATTATGACCAGGAGATGTATTAGCCCCACCATCGTTACCAAAACCAGTTAATCCGCCAGAATTGCCTTGCAGGCCATCGCCTTCAGCGGTTGTGCTAATAGTGCCGCGAGATAAACCGCCACCGGATCCGCCATCTTCTGCATCGCCAGTGCTATAGCCACCACCACCACCACCACCCACTGCGGTAGCATTTATTACGCTGATAGTAGAATCATTTCCGTTAGAACCATTAACTCCAACGCCCGTTCCGCCAGCGCCGCCGGCCCCTATAACAACGGCATGAGCAGCTTGAGTTAAAGAAATACCAGAACCATAAAGCAGTCCACCGGCACCGCCGCCACCACCATCATTTACTGTTCCGCCGCCGCCGCCGCCGCCAGCCACAGCCAGGATATCAAAGGTGTCATCATCACCTAATGTGGTGACTTCAAAAGTCCCAGAACTATTGAAAGTGTGTACCTTGTAATCGCCATCGGTGGTGATAGTGCCGCCAGTAGCGACAGTGAAAACCACGGCAGAAGCAAATACATAAGGATTAATCATAAAGCTCACGCCTGAGTACCTATCAGATACACTTTAAGACCAGCACCGGCAACAGTAGAACCGATCTGATCTATGTCGATGGTTATCTCCGCATCATCCGCCAAAGCGGAATCACTGATGACTGCAGGGGTCGCCGCTGTAGTGCTGGTTTTCTCCGAAACATCAATGGATAATTTAGTCGAAAGTATACTAACTCCACCTTCATTGATATCCACCACAAGATTGGCTCCTGTTGGGGCCGTAGTTGCACTGGCTCTAACGTCCGAGAGGGTAAACCCGTAAGGCATTCTGAAAGTAGTCTTTGCTGCGCCAGTAGTAAGGGCTGCGGTTTCATCACTGCATGCTATGGATATATGCTCAATGAGCGTAGACCATGATGCTTGTGCTGAGCCATTTGTTATTAATACTTGATTAGCAGTACCGTCAGCCTGGGGCCACTTCACGCCGTCAAGTATCAGATCACCTGTGCCGTGAGGCGTGATAGGAATATCGCCATTAGCAAGAGATACAATAGACCCGGTTAAGGTCATAACACCTACTGTCTTGGTGCCGTTTGCATCTACTGAAAAATAATCAGTAGCACCACCGTTGATACTAATTTCAAATAAGTTGGCACCGATAGGAGTAGCATTATCCTCAATAGACACTGCGCCCCTGGTAGAATCCAAGACAAATTCAGGTGTTGTTGAATTGTTATAAACGTCCTGTATCGTGTTAGCACTTAGAACGCCATGTGAAGAATGCCCAACATGAGGGCGTTCATCCATAATAGTTTCGGTGTCGGTAGATCCGCCTCTAACTAAAATTCTCCCAACGGAAACAAACCGATCTACGGAAAATATTCCGTATTCTACAGGGGCTTGCTGTGCTAATGATTCACTTGCGTAGTTTGTTGATGATATTACAAGTACAAACGAACCCTCACTGCCATCATCATCATCACTCTTAGGTGACTTTATGATGGTGTGAGATGCCCAACTGTTTGTAGATAGGGCAGTTTCTCCGCCAGCGCCATCATCATAAGTTTTAGGTATAACTATCGGGTCTGGTGCGGTTACAGTAGGGCCTGACGTGATTACTTTCAGACCGCCAATATTACTAATTGCATCGAGTACATGGCGATGTTGATCGACATCGTACAGTACGCCAGTTTCTTGGTTTAATTGAAAGGCAGTACCACTTGCAGCAAGAGCGCCGCCCCTGGCATAGATGTTGCCAATCGCTTCTAGTTGAAAAGATCTCTGACGCCAGCCCCTCTCAGCCATCATCCATCTATCGTCCCTGATTCTTGAAACTACTGCCCCAGCACCGCCGCCACCAGAAGCCGTCAACCTAGCTATAGGCAAAGAAGTACGCATAGAAGTGGCAGTAAACTCCGCAGGATCAGCGCCATTCCGCAGGTTTAACCCGCCAGAATCTAACTCAACAAATACTGTGTCATCACTAGGATCGTTGAACGCTGGGTCTTGTGCTGTAACTCCAGCGTAGGTATAGCGAGTGCCTTGGATGTAGTAAACGGCAGCAGTAATGTCGACGGTAGTATTGTCACCACCATTAACTGACGCCTTGCCGCCAGATATGATTCCTGTATGAGCGATTTCATCCGTCTGTAGCACAGCCCTGGCCTGAGCCGGAGTAAGTTCTTCAGAATCACCAGATCCTGCAGTAGTTCTACCTAGGATGATTTGCGTAGCGACATTTGATACCACATCTACCGTCCCGCCGCCGCCTCCATATTCAAGGTTACCAGTGGCCTCATTATAAAACAGGCCATAACCATCGGATATATCTGTCGGGTCAACATCGACACCTTTAATTTTATCGGCATCAATCAAGCCATACACAAAATCATTAACGGCGTTGAGCCATTCAGCGCAGATCTTTGTTACGCCATCGGTAAAATTTGTATCACTCACAGTCACTATCCTCGCAAGCTATTATAGTAGCCTCACCTGTCCAAGTGTCGGATGCTTCCGCTTCTGCCGTCCAAGTGTCGGATGCTTCCGCTTCTGCATTCCACAAATCACACACGCCAGCTACAGCAGCACCGGCAACGGCAACACCGGCTATTGCGATTTGAGCTACTGTGATCGATCCTGTGTGTGATCCGCATGCCATGATTATTATCCTGTGTGTGATCCGCATGCCATGATTATTATCCTGTTATCACATTAAATTTACTACTTCCTGATAACCCAGCAACATCAGAGTCCATAATTACTTCACTACGTGATCGTTCATCAAGTATGCTAAGTTCTGACATTACCTCATTATGCTGGCTCTTCCACAAAGGGAAGCGTCTATCGTTTTTGACGTATGGCATTGCTGCCATCATTGCTCCATAAAGATATGCATCAGGAAAATTGGTTAATAGCCAATTAGTAGAATTAGTGGCTATGTCCCATTTTTTAACATATAATAACCTAACCGTATGTTCATTCGCCACATCAGAGTTAAACTCTATTTGAGAATGTCTTGTGTAATGAGTTGGTGTGCCTCCGGAACTTAAACGCTTTTTATTAAGCATATCCGGAGTGGCATAAATAGGGCTAATATAAGTTGAATCATCTGCACTTGCTAATTTTACTTGTATATCAAGTAATTCTAAACAGTCAGAAGGTAACGATACCCGTCTATTATTAGCTGAAACAAATGGAGTTGTTTGAACAATTCTTTGCTGTGATAACCGAAGTTTACGATTAAGTTTGGCCTCGCAGAGAGAAATAAACTCAGGGATCCGACTAGTTAAATCACCTCTAGTCATCCAATTAGCAATTGCTGCTTGAAGCTCCGTATAGTTTGATATGCTCATGCTGCCCTCATATAAATGTTAATGGGCATATACCCGTTTTCGCCCATAGCCAAATCTTTTCATGATAGAGCCAAATTTCTTTTCGATCAAATGCGTATTCTTAAGGGAAAGTTTCCCTCTGGATTCAGATCCTCCTTTGCCAAAAAATTCATTTTTGGCTTTCGGGGAGGACTCACAAAACCCAGTTTCTTTCTCCTGTTTCCGCAACCTAGAAAGATTTGTCAACTGTACGGCTGCTTCTACTCGTTCTTTATCTGGCTCAACTCCGGAATGTTCCAGTATACGAGTAAATGAGTCTACTGGATTTTTTAACATATCCTCATACCGCACCCACAACGTATTGTGGCAATCATCATCTAAAAATGATCTGGCGTGTGCATCCCATGCCCCAAGAAAATCGGCCACTGACCTGTCATTTGGGCTAAGAGTGCGGTATCTTTCCATCATCCATTCTAACCCAGTATCTAAATCAACGCCCATGTGTTTCGAAAAACTAGGCAATATGTCTTTTGGATCGCGTACTATGTAAATAGTAGCTTTGGTAAGCATTTCATTCAAAAACTCAAGGCCATTAATTATCATATTTGGCGAATGAGTTTTAACGAATAGCGGGATAGATTTATCGGTATCCATATATTGCCGGACCAATCTGCACATAGCCATTGGCCTAGCTAACTGCTGGATCTCTATCGGCAAATCCTGGATCCTTGATCCGTCGCCGACATCATACCAAGATGCAGTAGTGTCAGATATCGATGATAATAATTCATTGATATTTACTTCCCGCAAAAAATACGCATCCAAAAGACATCGCACCCAAGTGTTACCACTTTTTGGGTACGATGCCAACCATACGATTTGACGATGGTCCATTATGCTGCGTCAGTAAGGGTGATTGCGGTCGCGGCGGCCCCCTGCCCACGAACATACCAATTGGTGCCATCCGATTCAACAGTGGCCCAATCTCCCGCAAGAGCAGCACTAGCAGTAAACGTAATAGTATCCTCGTCAGCCCCTGCGATGACAGCACCGTTTACCGTGACTGAGCCGAAGATAATAGTTGCGTTCGCTGCAGTCACTACAGTATAATTAGCGCCTGCCGGAGCGGCTTTCACGACAAAGGTAAATTGGCACCCCGCAATTGGAGTGGGCAATGTGACGGCAAATTCAGTAGCACTATTTAAATAGACCGTTTTTCCGCACTCCGAATATAGGAGCGTGTCTACTTCAGTAGCAACCTCATAATCGCGAACCATTGCCGACAGCTTCTGTGCGCCAATGTACTTATGCAAGTACGAAATTTGCCCTTGCGAAACGATATCCTCGTAAATGGACGCAGCCATTGCACTTCCAGCCGTAAAGACTGCGATGAGCAACATCATCAACCACATTTTAAAACTTTTCATTTCATGCCCTCTATTGAATCAGTTAAAAAGCCCCCCTTGCGGGGGGCGACCGCCGGAAATTAACTCTTAGGTGTGCCACATCTTACATGCCAGATCCGGGCGAATCTCCTTGAAACCGTAGAGGATGTCAAGACGTGTGTACAACCGGTCTTTAACGACATCGTATGCGTTCATGACCATCCGCATGGAAATTCCATCGAACACCTTCCGAGATGATTCCTCTTTCGGAGGAAGCAGCAGGTCAGCGGTGCCGAATGCGAAAGCGCCCTTCTGGAACGCCAACGATTGATGGAACGTGGTTGAAGCATCTGCATTCAAGAAGGTCAATGCAGCATCGTTAGCAGCAACTGCGGAACAGTTCTGGTGTGGGCCTGCGGCTATGATAGCCGGAGTAATAACGATACTGGTAGCAGTCGCCTGCGCACCTGAAACTACGGTGAAACGTTTCAAAGCGGCGCGAGTTGCCTTGGTTTCCGGGTGTACATCGTAAACCCCGGCGATAGTAAACACCTGACCATTGGTAATGGTCTTTGTGCCTTGATCGATGGCGAGAGTCATAGTGTTAGGGTCATTATCAGTCGCCGAAACGGTCATTGACTGAGCAACATTGACATCATAAGCCGCATCGCCTGCATCTTCCACACCAGCGGTGTAATCAGGTAATAGAGTGTTCTCGAAGAACGTAAAGCCTTGAGCGCGAGTGATCATGCCCTCCAGGAACATCTTGGAAATCTGACCCTGGTCATTGTACAAGCCCTTAAGTGCATCGTTCATGTCGACCACACACTGAGAATCCAGGAGGAAGGTCCGGGCATCGCCTGGAGTCAAAGAATCTTGTAGGATCTTACGAACCTCCATGATATCTTTCCAAACAGGAGTAGCCAGGGTAGCAGCCTGATGCAACTGTGCCGTGCCGGCCATGGCAGTAGCAATGCAGTCATTCTCGATCATGGCAGCCAATTTGGTCATGGCAGGTTCGATATGACGCTTGGAGAAGTCATCGATGTCGGTTGCCATTTCCGCACTAGTGAAACGCATTGGTACGTGGCGTTGGGTACTTACCCGGAGCGTGGTGCTGGTGCCGATAGAATCAGCGCCGGTTCCGGTTGCCATAGTTGCGCCGGTTCCGGTGTTGTACTGAACAGGCAAACGGATGCGGAGAGTGTCCCCGATCTTTGCGCCGGTTTTCGCGTATGAGCCATCATAGTCACGAACCACGTTACCGATAAAATTGCTTTTCTGATGCAGTACCCGCAAGGATTCGTGGGTGATGTCATCAATTGTTAGATTCACGTTTGACATTTGAAATTACCTCTGATTTGATTTTTTCTGAAGTTGGCTATTCCTGTTTTTCATCCACTCTTCAGTGCTCATATCACCGGTCTGTTTAACCGATGAAGCCTGACCACCTAACTCAGTAGGAGGAGAAATAGCAGGGGTTGTAGTTTGCGATGCAGGTTTGGCAGCAAGTCTCATTTCAATCTTTGCCACCTCCTTTATCGCTTGAATAGGTGACATAGAACCCAAACCATACAACTCAACGGGGTTTTTTGCAAGATAAACAGCAACATCAGCAAAATTATCTGATTCCACCACAGCTTGAAAACCGGCCGGACTTATTTCAGGTAAGTTAGGTAACTCAGGGTTGGTGATAGTAGCCATAAAATCGGGATACTTTTCAACGGCCTGTGCTACTTTCACTTGATAGTCCTGTTGCGCCTTAGCGTTATCGGCTATCTCCTGGGTTTTTCTATCAGACTCTGCCTGCCCCTCTTGGAATGAAGTTATTGAATCTTTTTTCCAAGATTCAACTGCCTCATAATAATCCTCAGGGGTAGTGTAATCCTCAAGCTGTGGTGGCGGTGCATTAACAGTACCATCTAACTGTGCTTGTCGCTGCTGCTCCTGGATACTATCCAACTGCTGCTGCAATTGAGCGTTTTGTCGTGATGTATCATGGTTCTTTCTTACCAATTCATCGATACGCTTCCGAAATCCACCACCTTCCTTCTTTTGAGGGGTAGGTTCTGGGTTTGTGCCTTCTTCAGAGGTAGTCGGTGCCTCTATTCCCGTTTCAACGGGTTCGACTGATGCGCCTTCCACAGGCGAGTGTCCAGATTCTGCCCCTGGCTCAGGGGTTGCGGCTACTGGTGCCGAAGTTGGTTCTGCTGTTTGCATGTTCATTAGAGCGAATCTCCTCGATTCGAATTGTGCCCGATCAAAACCGGATCGGTACGGGTTATTGTGGCCACTATACTACAGACCCCTGTACATCTTTATTAAACTGAACAGCTAGTTTATTCATCTCAGCCCGATAATCCAAGGACATTTCCTTATACTTCCGCTCAAGCTCACCGGCTTTGATGTGTAACTCACCATCCTTATTCTCTACTCTTTGCTGTAGATTCCTTAGCTGCCCTTCTAGGTAATCGATGTGGTGTTTACCTTGCTGAATGATCCGCTGGTTCCTGTCCATCAACTGGCGTACTTGTGGATTTTCATCGGCCACAACAGCCGGCGGCAGGAGAAGTTTAAGACGTTTAGCGACCAAGTCGGCATCAGCCCAATCCATGTTCTTAGCCAACACATCGCCCAACACTGGCACCGCTTCTGGAAATGCTTTAATTATATCAAGCATTGATTTAACAGACTCTTGCCGTTGTGTTGCGTATGATGGGCCAATATCAACGACCACATCATATCGACCTGCCGTCAGATTAAAGTTATAGTTCTTTTTGGTTTCTGGATCAATTGTTTCTGCATTGACTGTAATAGATTTTTCTTCGCCGTCCGGGCGAAGAATCCGCACTACCCGTTCCTTATCGTATATAGTAGGGATCATATCAACCATAACCCTACCGGCGTGGCGCATAGCCCGCCCTAGATTATCCACGAAATGGAAATTGGTTATGTCAGATCGAATATTTCTGGCGTCAATAGCAACACCAGAAACCTCATTAGAGCGGTCCCCCAACCCTGCATCGTAGATGCCAGTAACGGCTTTTAATTCTTCAGCTGAAGTTAATATCTCTTGGGATATGCCAGGGGATATGTCAGGTGGCATTGTACGGGAAGGCGTTAATCCCCCGGCCTCCTTAACTGCATCTGTGTCATATTCAAGGAACGCATGGTTTTTTGTGTTTGCTGTAGCCCATTTTGGCGATTTAAACGCACCTTGAGGGCCGACCCAAGGTGCTTTTGGTGTTAACGCAATACGTTCAACAGACGCAGAACGCATGTAATTATACTGTCGTTGTGGATCTTTCATATCCCGCACAATTCCCTGGTAGTGGATCTTCCCTTCGATATCCATTTCTTCGCCGACCACTGGAATAATTGGAATATATTTCCAAGGATATCTCTTTTCTTCTAAAACTTCTACTCCTGTTATAATGCTTTGCACCAACGTGGTCCGTGCACTTTTCCTGGTTTCCACGGCCTCTTCTGCAAGCTCCCCTAGGCCACCCCACAGCGTGGAACCATCCATCAACAGGGATAGAGTTTGTTCTTCTTTCTCTAGATGCCAATACTCGGCCACTTGAACATTATCATTAGTGTACCAATTCTCAAGCCCGATACCGTCTGATATTTCAGTCCATCCCTTTTTTGCGTTTGGGTATTTCTTCTTAAATTCGTCCTTGTGTAATGATTCGATGATGAATCCATACTTTGCATCAGAACCATCTGGTTCTTTACGATTACAGTCGAGGTATGTCGAAAATCGGTTCCGGATACGTCTAATTATAATATCTTTTTCAAAACTCTCTGGGTCAGTATAGTCACAAGTGATACGGAAATATCCCATTCCCGAGGTTACTGCATCTTCAGCGGCCCAATCGTATGCTATTTCTGCATTACAGCTTTGCTCAATAGCTTTGATCATTCCGTTGATAACTTCAGCGGTTTCAGGGTCAGACACAGAGTCCACAGCACGTGCTTTGATGGCTGGACGTATTTGACGGATATCGTTTACGACATGTTTAACGAATCGTGCCGTGCGATTCATAACTAAACAAGGGCGGTCATCTTCTTCCCTATCAGCTTTGACTTTATCTGGCCATTGATCGCCATGTTTAAACTTCATATCGTCCAGCGCCAACAGGCGATCATCCTTTTCCGCATCAACACAGTCAGAAAACCTAGCCAATGCAAGCTCTAAAGTTTTCTTTTGCCTTGAATTTTTCTGTCTGGTGGTTTCTTCAGGCATTACGACATCCATCCCATTCCGCCGCCGACATGCTGCGGTTCTTGTTGAAGTGCAGCGTGTACTTCATCGCTGTATTGAATATTACTAGCCCTGTATCCTTGCCCGAAAGTACGGAACCCATCTGCTCCGTTACTGGCCCAATTATGCAAGGGAGTCTCTCGGAATACTTGATACTTATCATCGAACTGGTACTGATAGTTTCGAAGTGCCTTAAGCCCATCGGAACATTTCGTTTTATCGAAGTAACACGATGCAAATGCTTTACGGACCATTTCGATGCCATCGTTGAGCACTTTGATCTTCGGGACGATCACAATAGGCTTTACGTCCATTTCCTTGAGGGTATCTTGCCTTTTCTTATTGGTTGATAAGGATACTACATCCCCGTCGTGGGGCAGGTAATGTTTTCCGTAATAATATCCACGTTCCCGGAGTACCTTCGCATAGTGGTCCAGACCCACCAGACGACATTCGTAATAGTCAACAAACCTGTTCTCGGCTCCTACACGCTGGTGAAACCATATCGCATTAGTATCATTACGCCCCAAATCCCAGAACGTATTAACAGGAATATGTGTCTCAACAGGTATGTTATCTAGAATCCTATCTTTCGCTGCCTCAAGCTGTTCTCCGTAGATAGCTCCTTCTACTGCTGTCCTGCATTCACCTTCCCAGACATGCATATACTTATTGTGATCAGCTATCTCTAACTGGTCTTTCTCAAATTCAAGTTCCTTTGGAAACCACGGATTATCTCTCCAAGATACTTTCTTCACTACGATCATGCCGTTTTCGTGAGAAGCGGATTCTTTTGGGTTTTCCTGGATTCCTAGTTCTTCTATGTACGGCATGACATACTTTTGATATGTTGCGTCGAGTTCATTCGCGGGGTTAAAACTTACCCAAATCTCTGATCCTTTCTCTCGAATAGTTGGAATCAATATGTCCCAAGACTGCATTGATATCGCTTCAGCTTCCTCGCACCATACTATGTTAATTCCTTCCATGGATTTAATTTTCGTTGCATTGTTCTTCAGTCCTTCGAAAAAGAAGTTGGTTCCGTTCTTGCCTTTGATTGAGTCCCTCTGTACTGTGTAGTACCCATTTAGACCCATCCGGTCTATAGTGTCGGTAAGGAGTTTATGTACAGATTCCTTAATGGACCCTTGGAACTCACGTGTGCATAAAATTCTTAGTTTTTTCTTTGCTCCGAGCACCAACAAGGCTTGCGCATAGGCCCACGATTTAGCTCCGCCGCGTCCCCCGAAAAACACTTTATAGCGTTTTGGCTGGAAGAGTACCTCAAACGGTTTAGCTATTTGTATCGTCAACGAAAGTCACCTGTAGGTTGAGGTTGTTGGTGTCTTCCATACCATCCACACCTGCTATCTTCGATAGGTCTTTCATCAAGGAAACCATTTCTCCGGAATGGAACTTTCTTTGGGAAACTGATTGTCCAGTGGAGGTTATAGTATACACTTCCTCTTCGCCCATTAACTTAGGCACTAGTTCCAAATAGAGACCTCTCACAAAATTCTGTGAAATTATGGACTGCAGGTGTTGGTTGTCTTGAGTATGCTTAATGAAAGCGCCAACAAGGGGTTTACGCAGGAGCCTTATTCCCTTATTAGGATCCAACCCGACGACATTTGCCGCTTCCCGATGTTTGTATCCATTAGCCACAAACTCAAAAGCAAACGCCCTCTCTGCGGGGGTAAGATCTTCCCAATCGTTATCTTTGTTTCGCTCGATTAGATTTTGGGCGCTTTCTTTGTCCATCATATCTCATTATAATAGGCAGTAGCCAAGGTGATGTAGTCTGGGCCTTCTTGATAAGTTCAACTTCTATCCGTTGAGCCACAGAGGAAGGTAATTCTAATAACTCACGATCCAATCTCCTTTCCTTAATATGGATGGCTATAATGTCGCCGCGTATCGGTTCATGCGTTTTCATCCACCTTCATTATAACACACCGAGAATCTCGTGTCAAGTACCGTCTGTCGGGCCGTAGGGTGGAGGATATTCTTATAAGCGATGCAATATGACACTTTTATTAGGATGATATCTAAGGTGTTGGGGCATATACCTCCTCCCCACCCCCTGCTTTTTTTCTTTCGAACCTGGGCGCGGCCCAGAGATACCCACCCCCGGTTTTCGGCCCTGAGACCGCGCGTTCCACGTGGAACACGACCCTGAGGCGGCAAACCCAGACCCCGAGGCATGGTCATAAGTCCGCTTTATGGAGGCATCAATCAGGCTTGGGCACACGGTCCTGGGTTTGTCGCCATGCGGTCCTGGGTTTGTGGTCCGGGTGGTCCGGGTGGTCCGGTATCTGAGGAACCGCGCCCGTGCGCGTACGTGGGGCGTTGCACGTGGAACAGGAGGCTCGTAGGTTGGTCCCCTGGTCGAGGCTGGTGTGTGGGGCGACGAGCGGCCCGTCGGACCCCCGGTTGCGGGGCGGTCGTCGTTGGTCCGGTCGGCACCGTCCACAGGGGCGCGTCCGGTACGTCCGGGAGTCCGGGGTCGTCTCGGGTCGTCGGGACGACGGTGTGGTGTGGGGGACCCCCGGACCACCCGGACGAGCGGTGTCCTGATGGGGCGCGTGGCGTCCGGCATCCCCCCGCCTTGCACGATCCCGACCCCGGACCCCGACCCTTCTTTCCCCCTCTTCGCTTTATAGCCCTATAAGCATCTTTTATGATCAGCGCAGATCCGGACCCCGGACGCCGTGTTTCCGACCCCGGACGCCGGTCCAGACCCCGGACGTCTGGTTTTGGGCCGCCATAAGTCCGCCTTATGACCCCTCCCGGCGAGCGGTACTTGCGTTCGTGGTCTCCTCGTGGTACAATGGGGATGTTAGTGGAGGGCAGCGCACGGCGACCAGCCAAGCCCCCGAAACCAGTAAAGACGAGGAAAAGACGATGACGACAGCAAGATCGACAGCCCAGGCCATCCTACAGGCCCTAGAAGAAAACGCCCAGATCGCCGAGCTAGAGATTCTCGGCACAGCATCCTGACAGGAGGCCGTTTCTGCCCTTTGTTGCCAGGGGGCAGACACAGCAAACCTGCTGAAACAACACGAGGACACGACGATGACGACTTTCAGATTTCACGCAGCCATGACCCCGCTCTACCTGTGGGCAGCAGCCCAAGGACTAGCCCAACTGATCCACGCAATCACCGGTTTACCGATAGGAGGATGAGACGATGAAACTGATCGAATGCGACGGGAACACCAGGATGGACAGGCTGACCCAAACCACCTATTGGGGCCAGGGCCTGGGCCAGCACTGGACCATAACACAACACACTTAAACTAAAAAGACTGAGGATATCGGCCTTATATCCCACCATAGATATAGACCCAGATACCCCTCTCATGGTATAATGAGGATTCTGGTGGGGTGATTCTCACAATAAACAGGGCAAAGACAATGATGATACAAATAGTAAACATCGACGGTAAAAAGTACAGCCATGTCTCACATGACAACATCGACGCTCATTTTAGTCGTGTGGTGTCGGATATGGGTTTGGGAGAGATTGAGGTGTGGAAGGAAGAGCAAATTGCCCTAAACAAGCCCCCTCCCGTCATAGACCATCGTGAATACCTGCGCCTTGTTGCTGATTTAATCGAGGCGAACGGGAACGATGCGAAGGTGGCTCTTATACCTCCCGGCGGTGTGTTTCCTGCGTCACGGGTGATTCGCGCCAAGCCACACCCCATCGCCTTTGGTTTCTGTTGTGGCCAGATTGATGCAGATTACGACATAAACGCACAGGAAATGGGCTGGCTCCCGGCCCGGATGCAAGAAGTTTTCGAAGGTGAATACGCCTATTATGCGCCAGTAGAGGGCTAAGACGATGACCATTGAAACTAAAAAGGTATTTCCTGTGTCAACCTACGTGTACCGTAGGTTGACTAAACTAGGGCTAAAGGAAATAGAAACCGTGCGGTTCATCAACAAAGACCTGCACAGGAGCATCAACCGAAGAGGTGATCTAGCTGATGCCATAGCAAAATATGCTATAAACGGGGTCATCTGGGTTAGGGTCTGGCAGAGAGACTGCGACTGCACGGAATGGACCACAAAGGTCAAGATACCCGCTACTCTGCAAGGGTGGCGCGACCTAGATGAATCAATGGGCATGAATGCAGAAGGCCTGTACCATTTAGCCATTCTAGAACGCCCTGAAGAGTTCCAGGCTCACGTGCGGGATCGCATCCTAGAAGCACGTGAAAACGGCAGTAACTACTTTGTGTGAGGTGATTTATGGTTGATTTATATGAACTGATTATCGTGATCCGTGACGTAACAGTTACAATAGCTTGCGTCACTTATCTTGTGCTGACATTAACCTAGGACAAAGACAATGAAACTAATATACACAGGAACCAAAAAAGAAGTGAAAGTCGGCGATAAGGTTGTCATTCGATCCGGCGATGAGATGGAAGCGGTAATGGTAAAGAGAATCACAAAACCACATAAGCCCTCATCCACGGGGCGAGTACTCGTAGCGGGTGACCTAAACTCGATGGAGTTTTTCCCTACTGTGATCGGGGCGGAGTGGATTGAGAGGGAAGACAGGTGATAGACACCTACCCAAAAGCATTAAGAGTAATCAATAGTTGCATTCTCCCCGGACAACTGCACACCGCATCAAGGTTCGTGGGCCGCGCAACTTCTCGGGGGCATCTTAAACCGATCGAAGGCGAAGTATTGCAGGAACTGTGCTTGGCGCGGGAACGCATGATGCTAGAAACTAAAACGGGAATAAAACGGGAATAAAACGGGAATAAAATGGTAAGGAAAACGGGAATAAA